CCAATCTGTCCTTTTTTTGTTTTTCCATTTTTAATATTTTGTAAAACTGTTTCTTTTCTATTTTCGGAAATTAACTTGTCTGTCCTTGTACAAATATCGGAAACAGTTAGTACATTATCAACAATCTCAGGAAATAATTTCACAAAAGTTTTCTCACCAAGACGGTCAATACCAAAAATATTATCCGACTTGTCACCCAAAAAAACTTTAACAACAAGAACGTTTTGGTGAGGTATGTGAACATCACCAAACTTTATCTTGTCTCCGTAATTATAACTGATTTTCTTGATTGGAGAATAAATGGAAGTATTCTCCGAGATGATTTGTAAAAGGTCACGGTCTGATGAAAAAACAACCTTTTCTTCGTCTGTCGCCAACGAACAATAATAGGATATCAAATCATCAGACTCATTACCATTAACTTCAATCTGACGAACAAAACACTCTTCAAGGTATTGTTTAACCCTTGATTTTTGGAAGTAATATGACTCAAGCTTGGCTTCAGTCATATCATTCCTTCGGTTTAGTTTATAGTCAGGATATAACTCACGTCTTGATTGTGAGTTGTTTTTGCCGTCCCAAAAGACGATAACTTTGTCAAACTCATTTTCGTCCAACTGGCGACGAATGGTGTTGAGGAAGTGAAATACCCCGCCAATGTGTTCGCCTTCCACGAAAAAGTCTTTGACTCCGTGGAAACCGATTTTAAATAAATTATCTCCATCAACTAATAGGGTCTTCACAAAAAAGTTTATTCAATAGTTTCTCTTTCCTCTTTCAACACAAAGTCACCATCAGAGCCAATGATTTCTTTCCAATAGTCAGAATACTCTTTCTTGTAAGCCTCAATAGAAGCCTTCTCTTCTGTAGTATCCTTACCCGCCAAGAAACCATGTGGTGTGACAATAATTTTTCCGTCTTCATACCCCAAACCATTGATGTGGTTTTTCATAACGGATATTTTGGTACGAGAAGCGAACTTCACAGTTCTCTTGTCCTTAGTAGCAGTAATCTTGGTCGTACCAGCACCTTTCTGATTACCAAATAAGAACACCAAAGATGAGTTAAGCCAAACAGACTCACCACCCTTAGCCTTAATTTTAGGTTGTCCAAACGGATTGTCAGGAAGTTCAACCCAAGGTTGGTTCACAATAATCAAAGTGTTTTCATACTTTGAATCTGCTTTACGAGAACCTGAGATACGTTGGTTGATACCCATACCAATCTTGTCAGATAAAACCGACGCGTTATGTTGTTTACCACCCTTACCATCATAAGTCATCTTACAAGGTACTGAACCCACAGAATCCCAAAGGAAACATAAACTGTAATCCAATTCACCCTTTTCTTGAGCATCTAACAAACTGTTAATGTAGTCTGTAATTTGTTCAATGTAATCAAAGTTGTTGTTAAAGATAAAGAACCCGTCCCAATCCAATTCACCCGTTTCTTGGTCAACCACCTCATCACATTGAAGACCCATTAACTTTGAGTGTTCAAAGCTCCATTTCTGTTCCGTGATGATAAACACAGGTAGAATCTCTTTCTTTTGAGCATCTACCGCAGTTTTAATCATCGCAGTTGTTTTACCCGTGTCTGAGTGACCCAAGAACATATTGATATGTCCAATAGCGGGGCCGGGTAAACCCACAGCGTCTAAGAAATCAGAACCACAGTCAAAAAACCTTTGGGGTTTGTATTTGGCTGAAGTAGAGAATTTCTTCTTTACTGAATTGAAATCGGTTTTCTTAATTGCCATAGTTGTACTTATAAAATTCTTTCAGAGTTTCTAATTTATCTTTTGCGTTTGCCAATTTCTCAACAAACTTATCCATCTCTTCTAAGTGTTGTGGATGTTCCCCAATACCAACAGGGTTTTCCATATACACCATTAAAGTTGCCTCAGATTCCGCAATTTCACTCTCATATTTTTTAGTGAGTGATTCGTACATTAATTTTCTTATTTTCATTATTTGTTTGTATTAAAAAAGAACATGGACACTATGTCTAAATAAGTGTCCATGCTCAGTTAAATTAGAATGGTAGGTCTTCGTCAGGTTCAGAGTTAACTTGGGGGTCAGAGTAAGACGGAGTTGATGGTGTTGATGGAGTTGAGTATCCACCAAAAGATTGTGTACCTTCTTCATCGTTACCATAAACATAACCACCTTTATCACTATCCCAACGTGGAACTTCACCACGAGCGATTGACTCCAAATATTCAACGGGTTTCTTAGAATAAACATCTAACCATGTCATTTCATTTTCAACCCACCCTTTCAATACATTCATGTCTTCATGAATAGGTGCAGCATCTTCATACATGATAGTTGATACAGTCGTGTATGCGGCTCCTTTAGGAGTCTTTTGCTTACTCAATTCAATGATAAGGTCACGTCCTTTTTCAGGGTCAGTGATATCACCTTTGTTTCTCCAAATAGGGATGATTTTATCAAGAATACCTTCATTCTTGTAGTTGTGTTTGAATCTCCAAAACTTCACACCATCTTCTTCGTGGTCACGGTCAATAACCTTTACAATATAGAATTTACGTGACTTGTACTGTTTAGCCAATTCTTTATCAGATTCTTTACCTGTTGACATAAGTTCTTCATATACTTCGTTCAATGGTGAACGCTCGTTATCATTTTTTCCTGGGTCATAAAATTTTTGCCATTTACCACCTACTTGGATTTCATGGTACCAAGCCTCTTTAAAAGGTGAACTACCATCTATGGTTGGTAGGATTCGGATACGTCGTGTTCCTGAGTTTGATTTCTCATCAAGAATAAGAGCGAAGTATTTCTTCATTCTTTCTTCTGATGACATACGGTTTTCTCCTCCTGAGTTGTTTTTCTGTGATTGTTCGTACTGTGCAAGTACTGCGTCTAATGATGTTGTCATAGTTTTTTAAAAATTAAATGTTAGAGTTTAGTTTAAAGTTACAAATTTAGTTTTGAATAGTCAAATAAAAAAAAAGGTTGTGGATGTCCACAACCTTAATATAATCAAAAATATTAAAAAATCAAAACTTAAATTTGTTTTCTTCTTCCTGAGGTCTGAAAGTTGATTTGATTTCCGAAGGACTCACATCCTCAACTTCATCCGATGTTAGAACGTATTCGTGTTTACCCGCTTTTTCAAAGTCTTCCTTCTTATCATCAAAGAAATCTGTTAACTTTTGAGTGAATGGTCCTGAATCCAAACTTCTCAACTGTAGTTTTTCTTGAGGGGTTTTCTCACGATACTTTTCAATTTTAGTTTCAATCGCATTCAATCTATCAATAACTTGACCCATTTCGCCAAGCTTAGTTTCTAAATTTTGAATGTAACCAAACAAATTGTTAAAATACTCTTCTTGTTTTTGTTCAATATTTTGTTGAGACTTAACCAATTCTGTTACGTCCAATTCTTGAGTACCCTCACCTTTTTCATTTGATTTACCTTCGTCATCAATTTTTGTGACTTCAGTATCAGTGGCCACATCAATCTTTTGTGGTGGCATTGATGGGTCTACCGGTGCCGCTTCAGGAGCAACCGCGGGTTCCGCCCCAGGTGTTGGGGGTAAATCTCCTTCAGGAGGTAATGCCTGTTCAGTAATATATCTATTAATCTTGTGATGTCTCTCAATTTCCTTGAGTATCTTTTTATCTAAATTCATCGGTTAACCATTTAATAAGTTTTTTATTCCGTGTAGGGTTTCTACTTTGACTTTACGATTCGCAGTATGTTGATGACCGGCTCTTTCAATAAGACCATCTTTTTCACGAACAACATAACAATCGCCCGTATCAAGGTCACATACTTCTGTGGTACCATCACCAATAGGTTTTGATGAAATTCTGGCTTGTTTACCAAGGTACTGATTTAATCTATTATTTAAATCCATAGTTTGAGATTTTTATTATAAATATCAACAATGTTCAGATTATTAACAATTTGACCCTGTAATCTTACATTCTACAGATTCTAATGTGTAAGGATTGGTTGATTTAAGTTTTGGTAGTCTAAATGGTCTACTACTATTTGTACCATTTGGATAACATTCACAACACGGATTATCTAAAATAATTTGCATATCAGGAACATCAATAATATCATCCGCCTTATAATCAAATTCAGGACAGTTGAACGGAATAATTGAGAATGCTGTGGTAAATCTATAAGTTTGTTTTGGTGTTGTTACATTAGCAACAAAATAAACCGAATAGTATTCTGTATTAGTACTTATTTCACTAAGAGCTTGTTTCCAACCAACGTTTTTTGATTTGAAATTACCTCTTGTATTCGTTGTATTTGGAGAAATTGTGAAATCAGCAACAGGAATACCTCTAAGAAGACCATTCGCAACAACAGTTAATTTCACAGGATACTCTTGACTCAATATAGGAAGTGCAAATGTACCAACTAAATAACCTTCAGTATCATAATTTACTCTCAAATTAAATGAACTTTGTAGTAGTTCAGCATTAGATAGTATTGCGTCATCATTAGTACTTGGTATTGGTGACGATGTACTTGGTGAAGGAGTTGGCGGTGGCGATGGATTACCTGTACCACTACCTTGTCCTTGAACAAATACAGTTGAAACTGATGGCGTAGGACACGGTGGTGTGGCAGTAACAATATTACCAAGGTTTGTTGTTGGATTTGGTACAGGTCTTGGAGGTAATTGAATTGTTTTAATTGGAGGTGTTACGTTGTTTAGTAAATCTACCGCCTTAGCATATGAGGCACTTAAAGTAATGTTTTGTGTCTCAGTAACTTGTTTATCATAAGGCCAGTTTTGTAAGTAGTATTGTATCATACCAACACTCTTAATTCTTTGGATACTTGGAAGAATCTTATCTCTTACAAATAAAATATATTTATCAATACTTACAAAACTAACATATGGTAATGTTACATTACTATTTTTTTCGGTTGTTGCAGATTGACAAGTATATGTGTTGGTGAAATACTTATCACCCAATGGCCCGTAATCACTCATTAAAGTGACTTTACCAAAGTTATAATCATAACCTTTGAATTTATTTTCAATACCTGATGACATCCAAGAGATAACAAATATACCAAAAACAACTTCAGGTCTTTGTTCAACTTTTCTAATTTCATTATAGAATTGTTGTGGTGTATAAATAAATGTTTTCCCCGCAACTGATTGGAAACCGAACTCAGATTCCAAATATGGGAACGATACTTTTGAGGTACAAGAATTTTGAGCAGCCAATTGATTGTTTGTTTGAACTGTCTGATTGGCATTATTACCTTGTGTTGTTGTTGACGTTGTCTGTAATGCGTTATCCTTAGTATTTCTATATTGTTGTAATAACTTAGAAACTAAGTTTGTTTTAATACTTTGAATATAAACATCAATTCTTGGTAATGACATATAACTTTGTCTTATACCTTTAAATGTGGTTTGAAATTGTCCTGGTTGTATTGAGTGTTTTACTTCTGTAATCATGTACGAACCATTAAACATTGGTACGTGTCTCAAATTAAAATACATTGTTGGTTGAAGTAACGCATTACCTAACGCAACAACTTCACATTCATAACTCATGTTTTTGTATATGTTGTACAGAGAAACATTTTGTGTTGCTGTACTTCTACCTGTGGCGCTGTTCGCCATCAAATTAATTTGTTGTATTGATTCTGATGTCGCCTTTCCAGTATCTTGAGTAATGGAGAAAGAATAAAATATATTTTGATTACGAGTTCCAATATCAACGTTGAATCCTACAACTCTGTTAGACAACGCATAGTCGGTTTTTTTTCCAAAATCCTCATAGAATGGATTAAGTTGTTCATTTCTCAAATCAAATGAATCACTTCTAAACATATAGTTTTTATTATCTTTCATATCCAAATATGAAGATGGTCTATCCGTATAGAAACAAACAAGTTTTGGTCCCGATTTTCTAGTGTCTACCGTCATGTAGGTTCCCCACATTTCATTGGCAAATTCTTGTGATGGTTGAACTGTAACCGGTAATGGTGCTGGCGAGTTTTGTACGTTATAGAAATTAACATACGCAGGAACCGGCATAACCGAAAAATGGTTTTGTGTTAATATTCCACTGATAAATGTAAAGACACTCATCTTCAAATTCATAAACTCAGGGTCAACCATTTGTTGTAACGCAAAAATATCAATGATAATTTTGTCACCAACGTTTCTTGATGCTCTATCTAAGAATAATACATCTTCAAATAAAGTTCTTGAATCATCATAACCGGCAATCCACTTATCATTCAAAGCCTTAAACATTTCATACAGTTCAACCTTTGTTTGACTTCCTTCCCACTGTGATTGAATAATACTTTCAGGAACTTCAGTTACATCCGGTAATCCTGTGTCAGGTTTTTTAATTTTTGTATCAGTTAAATTTAAAGTATCATTGAAGAACGCAGTGCGTTCATTAACCCAAGAATTTATTTGTCCTGCGAATTGTTGAATTGTTAATGTATCATCCTCAAGTTTTTGAGTTGTATACATTTTTGCAAGTGTATTTAACTCGGCAATGTTTTGTGAGTTTAACGCAATGTTTGACTCTTCAAAGAATTGGAAAATGTAATTACCTATGGTTCCAATATCAGCCTGTGGTATGGTTGAGTTACCAAAATAAATTAAAGCAGTTTCAGTTGTGTTAAGGAAATTTGGTGTTGATAAAGTCAATACCTGATAGGGTTGCCATTGAATTGGTTCCGTAAGTTGAGGGGCATTTGTTATATGTTGAATATATGATAACCAAACTCTTTTATCATAGTCTGTAGGATTTCCAAGTTTTAATGCAACATCATAATTCATCAAGTTTTGAATTTTTGACATACCCAAACTATATTGAGAATCCACCATATCCAATATCATTTCTTGCCCTGTAGACTTTGGTAATGGTACACTCATCAAATCCCTAAATAATAGTTGGAAATTTCTGAATTTATCGTTTTGAGTATTTTCAACACCAAACGTTTCAAGTCCAATATTGTTACTTGAAGCGGTGATAAATGTATTTGTAAATTTTGATGATGGTTGTGAGAAGTTTAAAAATTCACTTTCCATTAAGTCCAATACACTTTTCTCAAAAACAGTAAAGACCTCTTCAAATTCAACATAGTCATTAGTATTTGAAAATTTAAATGACGATGTACCTAAAGTGTTTTTGGTTGTAAAATAACTTTCAATATTTGGTCTAACAATATCTGTAGTATCAAAATATCCGTAGTTAGGTAAAGACCAAAAAGTTCTAACAGAACCATTAAAAATAGAACTATTGTTGTATAAAGGTTCTGTTAACACACCAATTGAATTAAAACACTTAAATCTTATTTCATTTTGTTGTGTACCAAATGATGGTAGGATGTAATAATTTGTTTGTGGTGTTGTTGCATTTAAAGAACAACTATTAATACTTGGATTTGACTCAGGTATTGTATCAGGTATTACAACTGAATAGGTACTAATATCAATTGTTGTTGATAATCCTGTAGTGTCTAAAGTTGTTGTTGTGATGTTTGAATCCGACAAGTTTACAACCTTCATACCGTTGTTGATGGCTTGTGTTATTTCACCGTCACTATAATTTGTGAATAGGTTTCTACCATTTAAAAAATAATTAAAACTATTAACTGTTTTAGGGTAGAAACCTAAATCCATCTCAACAGTTCTTACGTTATTAGCAAAAGTTTCTTTTTGTAGTGTATATGAAAAATTACCTACCGTGTATGTTTTACTTGTGTTTGGGGTTGCAGATGTTGGGTCATACTGTCTAGCATAATCAAAATCACCCCAAATTGGACTTAGAATGTCTTGTCTTTGTTGTATTTGAGTTTTGTATCTATGCCAAAGTGAACCATATTTTAATAACCAAACATATGGTAATCTATGAACCGCACCAAACTTTTTGAACGATGCAAATATGTAATCCAATGAAATTGTTGTACCAGGTTCAACATAACTTTTATATCTTTCTCTGAGTGTTGCTAACGGTAAAGAGTTCAAAAATAAATAAGCTGCTTGTTTGTAAGGACTTGGTTGACCTATCTGGTCTTGTTCTACACCATACAATATTGAATTAATAAAATACGGAGTGTTCAACATTGAGGTTGTTGTGTTAAATTCTATTTGACTAAAGTCCGTACTATTTGTTGGTGGGGTGTTTGATACAACACCTTCGGTAGGTAACAATAATGTTCTATTTCCATATAATTGTACCAAACCTGAGGATAAATCAGGTTTTTGAGTTTCAATATAATTGAATGATGTTACAGGTCTGATTTGATTATAATCAACAGGGTCTGTAAAGTTTGTTATTGTTTTAGTTTGATTGTAAAATCTGTAAGTTCTTGTCGTATTAAATACGTTTTCAGGACCACTCACTAATTGATATCCAACCAAATTACTTATATCCCAACTTTCATTTGTATACGGATATAAATCAGTTACCTGAGGTGTGTTAGTAATTGTGCTACTCAACATACCTTGTAAGGTTTGTAATTGAGGTTCGTCTACATAAACTGACAACGATGCCAAAGCACTTAAGTCAGCATTGTTAACACTATCATTTTGAGTACCTACATTGAAAATGTCAATCGGTAAAATACCATTAGGATGGTCAACAGAGTTTCTTAAATAATCTGTGGTGAAATCACCTCTAATATATGTTTGCCACAATCTGCCCTGACCATCTAAAGATGAATTTCGTAATACTTCAGGAAAAGTTGTAGAATTTAATGGAGTATTTTTTAGTGTCTGAATCAGATACGGATTACTAACTCCTAAACTTTGAACGATATTTCTAGCTTCTGTTGTTCCAACAAGATTAATAATATCACTTTTTTCAGGACTGTTAATCAATCTACCAAAGTTTGTATAGTAAGAATATATGGATTGTCTCTCATACATTTCATACAAATATTTTATTTGGTTTTTGTTTTGAAATGCTAAGTTTGAATATGGAAATAAAATCGCATTTATATTAATTCTACGTGTAAGTGAATTTTCGTTATCTTGTGGTGGTGTTGAAATAGGTGGTTGATACTTTTGAGTAACACCTTTTAGATATTCCTCCAAAAATTCTACTTCAGGCCATTTGTCATATAGATAACCTTTTGTTAAGTTAACAATAGATGGGTCACCAGGATATGCTAATTCATATTTTGCCTTATCAGGGTCCGTATTTTCTACAAAAACTTGAGGCCATGGGTATACATCTAATTCAGTATTATCCGCAACTTGTTGATTAACATTTGTACCATACTGAACATTAAATTTGTTATCAGGGTTTGGTGCTGTGATTGATGGATTTAAAATAACGTTTCTTCTTATAGGGTCTCTTCTTACATCCCAAGCCTTTGAGTGAACGTCATTCATTAATCTGATAAATGCTTCTGTAGATGCCATTATAACTGCCAAAACATTTCTAACATTTGGAATGAATCCAATACCAGTTGTTGGCGATGAAATCGTTTTTTG